TGAGAGTATAAACTTCCTGTATATGCACAAACACAAAACAGGTGTGTAAGTGGCAGTGATTACAAAAATTTTGCTAATTTGTTTACGACATCATATAATGGAACGATGGGAAAGGCAAACGCTGTTTTGAGACACAGTGGTTGTTCAGCTAATATCATTGAATTCTATATTCTTGTTAAATTGGATAATTTTAATTTGGCCAAAGCAAATTCTCAGTTTAAATACGAATTCCAAGATTATATGAATGACAAGAAAATGTTAACAGATTATATTTCATTAAAAGATGGAGAAATAATTTATGTTGATATTGCTATAAATGTTGTTCTTGATAAATATTATAAAAAGTTTCAAGATGAAATTAAAACACAAATACAAAACCGAGTTAATGCATATTTTGCATTAAGTAATTGGGATTATGGTCAAATTTTAAGAGATATTGATATTGTCAAAACTTTGTCTGATTTACAACAACCGAGAAGATATGAAATCAATTTTGTTACAACTAATCCACAAAATGGCGGCAAACAGGTGATTGCTAGATATTTTGAAATTATTAGATCAGAAAATATTCAAGTTAACTTTACATATGAGTAAAAATAATGATTAAAAGATTTGATAACAATCCAAAAGTTAATGATAGGGTGGAGTTTATTCTTCTAACTCCAGATGCCAACGATTGTTTTACTGAAAATCCATATGCATTTGTTGATATAACAATTTATTATATTCAGAGAGATTTTGCAAATATAAATATAAATGAATATGAAGAAATAACTTCACAAAAAGGACTTGAATTAAAATATTACGAACTTAATAATATAGCATGTGATAATCCAACTGAAGAAAATTTGAAAAATGCCAGTGATGCTAAACAAACATTTTTAAGTTCTCAAATAAAAACTAATTTTTATTATTTAAATTCTCAGGTTGTTTTTCAGCAAGGAAGTGGTTCTAACCCTTTGTGGTTGAAGGATGGAAGCGTTGAGTTTCCAATAGTAAAACCAGAAGCAGATTCTAAACTTTCTTATTCTAGATTTGTGTTTTACTGGGATGCATTTAATGTTAGAGAAGGCGATTATTTTATTTGTTGGAAATGGAAACCAAATGTTTCTGGAGATACTATAAGCGCACATATTAAGTTTTATCTTGATTCAGACATTGCCACTACTACAAGTAATCCTACACATCGCACACCTCGTGATAAATATTATGATCTGCTTACAAGATATTTGCCAGAAATGTATAAGCAGAAATATTCAGCAGTAGATTTGAGTCCTGAAATTCTTGATAAATTAAATGTAAGTGTTGGCCAGGGTTTTACAGTTTTAGAAAACTTAGCCAATCAAATTATTGATTTATATGATGCCAATATCATACAAGAACAACTACTTGTTTATTTGGCTAGTATGTTTAATTTGACACTGCGTAGCACAGATCCTACCAGATGGCGTAAGCAAATTAAAAAAGCGATACCTCTTTATAAAAGAAAAGGTACATTTGAAGGCTTAAGGCAAGCTCTCGATGATGCGGGAATTAGAATATTAAGTTTTTCACAACTTTGGTTTGTAGGAACAGATTATACATACACAGAATCGTTCGCATATACAGGAAACACAATTTGGGAATTGGACAAAGTATCTTTGCCTGTTAATGAAGAATATTTCAAGCTTGAATTTGAAGATAATAACAAATCATATTATCAAATAAATTTATCAAATGTTGAAATTGTGACTGGCGGTGGTCAATCTTTTCTAAAGTGGAAAGGAAAAGAATTAGCTGCTGGCGATAGAGTTAAAATAACATATCAAATCAAAGAATTTAAAACAGAAACACAAATTCAAATACACAACTATGTGACAAACTTACCTCTTGCAGATACAAGAGACGACAGAACTTTTGAATTTCCAAAAAAAGACTGGAACACTCGTGTAATAGAAGAATCAGATTCTTTGTTTGATTCAATTGTTTCTGTAAAAAATCCATTTTACGATCCAATTAAATTTGGAAAAATCAGAACAGAATTTCCTTACAGCGAACAAGCTTATAACATGGATGAATACAATGGATCTTTAAGAGATTCATATGATCCTAAAGATATTGATAAAAACTTTGTTGAGCCATGCAGAAACACTATAAGTTCTCATTTTAACATAGACCTTCTTATCCAAGATTTGTCAAACACAAGATTGGTTGAATCTCAAGAAATTATCGAACAATACATACCATTTCATGCAGTTTTGCACACATTAAGATTTAATGGTTATTTTGATGATATTATTGTTCCTCCAATTGAAACAATTCAATGTTTGATTCAATATGCAGGAAATGAAAATATTATAAGTGGAGAAGCGAATTCTGTATTCAATAGAAACATGCCACTTGGATTGTATAGCAATAAAGTTTTAAGAAATGTTCTTGCTACAGAATCTCTTGAGGATTCTGGAACAACAACTGCTTACAACGAAGAAATAAGATTGTTTTCTCCGCTCTATAATTTAGATGATGTTGGATTAGACACGGACCCACCAGAAACATTTTTAGAAGTTCTTGCACCTCATGTAAATGCTGGAGAATATACTCTTAGTAATGCGAATGGTCATACAGCAAAAATTGCATCTGGATCACCTTTGGAATTGATAAACACTTCTAACTTTACATTCAGATTATCAAATATTATATTTTCGTCAGCAAATTTTGATATTTATCAAGACAATATTTATCAATTATCGGATCAAACATATCATTTTGTAATGTACCCAATTAAAACTCTTTGGGATGTTCAAAATGGATATGCCACAAATAGTTGGAAAGTTTATATTGATTCAAATAGCACATATTATAACATCATCAATGTTTCAGATAATATAATTTTTATTGAAAATGATGGAAGTCTTTACAATGTGAATATATTTAATTTTGATTATAAAATTGTTGATCAAAATAATAATATAATTCTTTCAAGTTCTTCTGGAAATTACTTTGTAACAAAAAGAGCAAGAGTTGAGATAAGTCCATCTGTTGGAATAAATGATATTACAAGATTTTTGACTACACAAAATTATTTTTATTATGATGCAAATTTTACACAATATTTAATATCTGGTTATTCCAATGATAATACCCAAAATTTTTATATTCTTGATTGGAATCTTGGAGATGTTGCGTCAGCTAGTGGTAAATTTTTGAAACGATTAATTGATAATTCAACAGGAAACTTCAATTATAGTCAAATGAAACTCCTTAAGCCGATTGGTTGGCCTACATTCACAAGCATAGGCGATCCAAATGCTCTTGAAAACAGCAATTTTATTGAAAATTATTTGGTTGAATATGCTGGAACTAAGTTTTCTATTTTAAAAGAAGAAACAATTGGTCCTGATACATATGTTTATATTACTGGCAAATTTTATTCTTTTGGCGCACAAACATATGGCGGAACTTCTGTTTCTTATAATTTGTACAGATATACAAAGGATGCAGCAACAATCATGGGTGAAGACTTTAACTTTATTGACAGAAGCGGTCAAGAACTGATTACAAGTCAGGTCGAAAACATGTCTATGGGAATTGTTAACACGTTAGCTTCAAAACCAGAAAATGAAGAATTTTCTCAACAACTTGAAGGAATACAATATACTATTTTAAGAAGAGATGGTACTGAAACAAAAGGTGATTTATGACAAATGACAAAGTAGCTTCAATTGGTCTTGTTAATGGAGTTATTCATGATAAGAATGGATCAACTCGTGTGATTGATTTCAAGAATACCGTATTAGTTGGAGGCCGTTCTTCAGTAGTTAATTGCCTCACCAATAATATTGGCTCAAGTTTCAATTACTATGTAAGTAGAATGATTTTCGGTGATGGTGGTGTCGATGGTAGTACTTTACGCTATGTAAATCCTGAAAGAACAGGCTTGTTTGGAATTACAAGAGCAACCAAGACTGTAATTGCGTCAATTGATCAATCTAACCCCACACAGGCCATTTTTACTTCAGTATTGGGCTTTGATGACGCAAATGGATACGGGCTGTCAGAGATGGCTCTGGTGTTAAATGATGACACATTGTATTCAATGGCAACATTTCCAACCTTGTCCAAAACAAGCGATATACAAATCGTTTGGAACTGGCGAGTAAATTTCATCTGAGAATAGTAAATAATTTATGCCAGATATAGATTTAATACCGATACCATCGTACCAACCATTACAGCCATATTATTGGACATATGATAATATGCCTCTTGAGGCTATTAATCAAAGAGAACAGATCATTAATAATGCTGTAGATGCCAATACAGAAATACTTCGTGCTTCTATTGGCTCTACAGGATCTCTTAACGTAAGACTTGATCAGTCACTTTTGCCAAACGGTGATTTAAGAGCAGCAAAAATAGATGAAGCATTGCACAATATTGGTTCTCACGAAGATGGATCTTATGACGGTGTTGATTATGTGAGAATGACATTGTCAGAGCGAGAAAAACTTGCACTGATAGCAAACGAAGCTAAAAATATTACACTTCAGGTTGATTTGATTTCAGAAGTTGTATTTTTTGACAATGGTCCAATAATTTTTGAAAACAGCAGCACAATAAGCTTTACTGTAAATCAACCAAACAGAATATCAGCAGATGTAACAGTAGGTCTTCAAAATGCTCATAGACACTTTTATCAAATTACACCATTGAGTAAAAATTTAACAAATGATTATATTAACTTTATTACTGGATTAAATGTTCCTTATACGCAAGGTTCTTTACGAGTTTATGTCAACGGAACAAGATTGTTTTCAGATATTTCAATATATTATGCTCCTCCTGTTCCAACCAGAATTTGGCTTGAAAATAAATTTACAGAAACTGTTGATGGACTTGGATTTTACTTTGATAACCAGATAAAAGCGGACGATGTAATAAGAATTGATTTTGATTTGCCTTTAGATTAAAATTATATATAGCTTTCTCTATTATTAAGACTTCCATACACAGAGGTACTTATGATAGAAAAATGCAGAGAAGTTTTGTCTAAATATAATGTTCCTCAAAGACATTCTGATTTTCAAATAGAAAAATTTATTATTGGTAAAGAACATTCTTTTCACGGTCGTATGTGGCAGTGTATGAGAGAAATAGAGACTAGATATGACAGTCTTGTAAATATCAATTTTGAAATAGAAAATCAAAAAGATGATATTATTTTGAAAAAAATTGAAAAAGATAAGAAAATCAAAGTAGTTGTAATTGACGAAGAACTATCAATTGAGATTAGAAAAATAGATAGATCCATCAGTCATATGACTACAAATTTGTTAAAACTTGAAACAAAAAAGAAAAATATTGAGCTAGAATCTGCTAAATTTGTAGAAATTTTAGAAGAACTTGTGAAAACCACACCTTTCGTTGATTACAACAATGAGGAAGCCCAGAAAGAATATTTTGAGAATAAGTTCGCAAATGAAATAAATCTTAATATTTTACTTGGTCATCCCATAAATAATGAATTGGTAAGATCAACTATGTGTCTTGGTGATAATTCAAAAATTAAAACACAGCTTGTTGAATCATTAAGTAATATCCAAAGAAAGTTTTTGACAAATGACCGTAAAGATAAGTAGTTATGATTTTGGTTATTTAGCTGGCGATCTTTCCGTATTCCCGGAAGCAATAGACAATTATGACACATTGTATTTCGCCAAAAATAATTCAGAAACTAAACTTGTACAAAGTTTAGTTTATGGATCTGATAAAATTATTGTAGATTCAACTCAAAACTTTCCAGATAGAGGTTTGATTAGAATCAATCTTGTAGACAAATTTGTAGCTGTGCCAGAATATATTTATTATGATGAAAAAACTGAAACAACTTTTCAAAAACTTTTAAGAGGATTTGGCGGATCTAGACAACAAAATTGGCCAATTAATAGTCCAGTAATTGGCGGCGTTTTTTCTGAACATCATAACGCACTCAAAGATGCTATTATACAAATGGAATCAACACTGGGTGTCGTAACTGCACCAGCTGCGGATTCTATAAATGGCAAAATCAAAAACGAAGAATTGAGATTTTATTCAGCTCAACCTATTTTTAGAGGTTATCCAAAATCAGGCAGATTACCACTTACTGTTAAATTTCAAAATTTATCAACATCAATAGCTACTAAGTTTTTTTGGGATTTTGGTGATGGCGGTACATCACTTGAAAGAAGCCCCGAACATACATATTTGGTAGAAGGAACATTCACAGTTACATGCAGAATTATCACAAGCCTTGGCGGACAAGGATATGTGTCAAAAACAAATTACATTAGAGCATCAAACGATATTCCAATATCATTCTTTTATACAACTCCGCTTACAGGATATTCTACAAAAACTGCTTCCAAATTAGGCATAGAAGCAACACAGTTTTCATTTGTTGATCAATCAGAAGGAAGCATACAAGAAAGACTTTGGGTTTTCGATGATGGATCTACTGAAAATCAAACAAATTCCAATATTCATTATGCTTATCATTATTATGACAAACCAGGAACTTATACGCCAAATCTTTTGTTGACATCAACTAACAGCATTGTAAATAAGATAATTGCTTCCAGCCCAATAAAGGTGTTGTAATGATTCCTCCATTAAACTTTCCAGATGCCATTGACAATGATTTGACACTTTTTGCAGTCAAAGACAGTCTAAGACTTACACTAGCCGCAGATTATAATGTTGGTGATAAAAGTATAAGCGTTGAAGATAATCAAGCAATAATGAGTTTGTTCCCATCTGCTGGAATTATCACACTTGTAGAAAATTGCAGCGAACCAGAAAAACGTGCAATTTCATTTTATTACACATCTAGAACAACAGTTACATTTGATGGACTCAGTCTTCTTGAAGATTTTATTGACAGTTACAAACCAAAAAATGTAACAAATGTTGTCCAGAATGTAATGGCAGAACATCATAATGCACTCAAAAATGCAGTGCTGGCAATTCAGAACTACATAGGACTGAAAGGAGATGCTGCTACAGTTCCTTTAAGAGGAACTGTAGGCGAAAGACTTAACTATCTTCAATCAGTTGCATATTCACCAAAAGCATGGTTTACAGCTGACACAACCCTTGGAATCATACCACTTACTGTAAATTTCACAGATGAAAGTTTTAGATTAGG